CAAAGGTAACATCATAAGTTAAACCTCCCTGAGTATTACCTAGTATATCGGTAGTCCAGTCTGGATCGCTGGCAGGAGTAGCAGTTAGCGTAACAATCGTGCGATATGGTTCTGGATAATTAAGATTATCCACAGTACCAACAGCCACTATCTCACCAGCAGGACCTACCGCCATACCATAGGCCTGTTCGTTAGTCTGCCCGTCTAATTTTCTTGTCCATGTAACGTTACCGTTGGTTTTGTCAATCTTAGTAACGGTTAGATAACCTTCGTTATCGGCGTTGTCAGCCCATCCAACCATAACAGGATTACCAGTGGAGTCTACATCAACTACAGCACTTGAACTGGCAAAGCCAAAGTCATAAATTTTGCTCCACGCTACGCTACCGTCACTGCTGTCAATTTTAGTCAAGGTGGATACGTCATAGGTGTAAACGTCTCCGCCAGTTTGTCCAGCGACATAAATCCAACCATCCGCATTGTCTACGGCCAAGCCCCAGCCGTCTGTTTCAAGGTCGTCAGCGAATTTTGCTGTCCATAATTTAGTGCCAGTGGCAGAGTACTTGCCCACTGAGTAATATCTGCTGTCAGGTTGAGCACCATTAGGCTGAAAATGACTGAACAAAGCAATAACATTGCCGTCACTGTCATATTCTACGCTGGTTGCGATTTGTGGAAAATCTTCTGTAGGAGTGTTGGACACAAATGTCTGTACCCAAATATTAGCATCTAGACCACTTAACACTGAAACACCGTTGCTGTCAAGGATGTCACCGCCATTTGGTAATGTTAGATTACCGTTTTGATTGAATGTCCAAGTATGACTGCCATCATCAGTATTAATGTTAACAACATTAAACGCAGTAATGCCAACGTCGTCACCGTTAGCAGTAATAAACACATCATCCGCGGCGGACAAGTTAAGATCACAATCGCCTGTGTAACCTGCTGGACGAAGAGTTTCAATAGTTAAATCGCCTTCTGAACTCCAACTTATTTCACCATCGCCGCCATTATCAGCTCCGCCTTGGCTTATATTGATCAGTTTTGTCCAAATTGGCTGTTGGGTTATAGTGCCGTTGTAGGTAACAGTTGCAGGATCGTCCTGAGCAATAGTAGTTGGATCAACACCTGTGCGATGTGGCCAACTGAAATATATTAAATTGCCGTTAGTTTGAACGAGGTCACAGGTCTGTACACCCCCATAGGCTACGCCGGCATCTATAGTCCAATCGCTGTTAGCATACGATCCGTTGGATATAATAAACAATAGATCAGTATTTCCAGTGGCATCTACAGTGATCATATTATATACACCGCCACTTTGATTAATATCATAGGCTTCGCTGTTTACTACACTATAGTTGCCTTGATATTGTGGTGTAAGATTTTCATAGTCTGCCGTACAAATGTAAGTTGCGTCGTCTGGTGTTAGAGCAATAGTACCTCGGGTATCACCTGTAGCACCCATTGGAAAAGATATGCTACGTTCTACAACACCGCTTCCAAATATTGGATCTCCGTTTTCGTCTACAATACCATCAGAAACTTCAATCTTAACACCGTCTTGTGTCTCAAATCTTTTTAATGCCATTTTTTATTCCTTAATCATTTGATTTTAGTTCAAGTGCATGTACACTAACGTATACGCTTTCAGCTACATCTGTGGGTTGACAGATTATTTCTATTCTATTAGTTGTTGCATTCCATTGCCCATCGAAGGTAGCTAACGGTGTAGTACTTGAATAGGTTAATCCGTATACTGAAACACTCACAATATCATTGGTATATCCTCTCACTGCCACTATATCACAGGCCTGAGTTTCCCAAGTAACATCGCCTTGGTTTCCTTCTACTATAACAAACAGTTTAATAGCGTGTTGATATTGTCCTGTGCTGGTATAGATAACAGTGTCTACGCCTGGAGGGCATGTAGTATTATCTTGATAATTTACTACTGACTCGTCACCGTATGTAATTTTGTTGATATATAACTGTTTACTAATACCGTCAATAACAAGACTTGAGTCATCTGAAAATACTGAACCTTTCATATCGCCTTCATAGAAAGCAACACCGCCCCCTAAGAACACAGCATCAACATAAGACTTAGTAGCTGCATCTTGAAGTCCAATAGGATCAGCTACGTTAGTAATTCTACTGCTGCTGGCAACAATGTTTCCTGCACCGTTGGCTGCATTAAGAACTAAATTACTACCTGATTCAATAGTAACTACACCAACACCTGTAAATTCTAAGCTGTCTGCGGTAATACTGTCTGCAACTATATTTCCAAAATTTGTAAGGTCGGGCGGAGTATAAGTAAAAACACCAGATAGATTGTTGTAGCTTAAAGATCCGTTTCCTGATGCTGTAGGTTCAGCAGCTACACTAAAGGCTGTTAAATCTACGCCACCACCCGCTGCTGCGCCTGGCTCCCAACGCTGGTTAGAATCACTCCATACCAACGCCTGACCATCTGTAGCACCAACTTGTTCTAATGTATAGGTTTTTAATACAGAATTTACACCGTCAACTAACAGTGTACTATCATCACCAAATATACTACCAACTATATCAACATTAAAACTACCAGCTGAAAGTGCTTCGCCTATAGCTTCGTTGACACCTTCTGTGTCTAAAAAACCTGTATCATTTGTTAATTCTGACAGTGCAGTAGGAGCACCAAATATGGCTGCATATGGTATTCTATTAGTAGCAGCATCAAAGACTAGTGTTCCATCAAACCCTCTTAGACTTCCTAAGAAACTTTCTGCATGCATTTTCCAAAAACGCTTGTCTGATTTACCAACTTGATTTTGTAAGTCTACTGTAGGAAAAATACTTCCGCTGTTTACTGAAATGTTTTGTACGGTAACATTTCCTAAATTAGCTAGATCAGCAAATTCAAGACCAGTTTCGTTAGCTCTTACCTTTACAAATTTTCCGCCCTGTTGAAAAAACGTGTTAGGTACATCAGTTAAATCAGTAAAACTTTGTGCAACCAGGGGGTTGCCTGCAATAGTAATAGCAGCAGCATTAATAGTTCCGAGGGCATTAATATCCTGCACATCCTCTATACTATTATTTCGTAGATAAAGGTTATCATCTGCTGGCAATTCTTTTATCTTATTGCCATCGCTAACGTCTATAATTAATGGATATCTATTTGCCATCTTTGCTTCCCATATACATATTTATCGAATAGTTTATTAGTCTTCCCAGCGTACAATCTGTTGTATAGATTGCGCACTCACACTTAGACCTAGGCCAAGACTTTCCACGGTGACTGCTAATTTACTGTCTGTATCTACTATAGCATTTACAGTTGCAATAGGTGCTAGTGAAGTATAAATTACCCCAAATACACTTGCATAAGCATTAGTATCATCTAATTTTTTAATTGCTATTACTTCACAGCTTTGCACTGTTTGATCCTGTGCAATTATCTGAAGAATAAATTTACCTGTAATTACATCGTTGTTTATAGTTGTAAAAACAGTTTCTGTTTCATTAGGAGCAATATAGGTAGTATCTGTTCCGCCTCCTATGTTCTCATATAGCTCAGAAAAATTTAAGTTTATCTTTGTAAACGCAGTTCTTAAAGGATCACCGTCGCCTTTGTTAGCACTGGTTCCAATATTAATTGTTTGTTTTGCCATTCTGATTACCCTTTAAAAACGCTACTCTTATTCTTGTAGAGGACACTAAAACTTTTCTAGGTTGAGAATCTCTACTCACCACAGCCTGGGCTTTCCCGCTTTTGACTAATTTATCTATTTGACTTTGTTTCATTAATGTTTACCCACAACAATTTCAATTGTACCTTTGTCAGTTGACTCTTTATTTTCAAGAGCCTTACCAATCACAGTACCAACTCTTGCATCATTGTCTACAATAGCATAGCCTGGTATAGCAGCAGCAACTAAAATGTCACCTTTGTTTACACGACCAATAACTTTGCAGGGCACACGACCCTGTAATGCCAATGCAACTACGTGATTTCCGTCTAATTGACTGTTCATTAGGTGTGCAGGATTCGTAGATACAACACCTGCTACTCGTCTATCACCTTTGATATCTGTAGTGGTAACTTCTGCATTGCCACCAAATACCAGTACTGTGCCAGGTTCATAATCAATATCACCTAAGTAATTTTCTGCCAAGTCAGCGTAGTACGATTCAGTTGCTGTACCTCTGAATAGTGTTGCGTAGATATTAGCATACTTTAGTGTAGCACTACCTATGTTATAGATATTATCAGTTTCAGGAACAGCACCTGTTGAACTAAACTTCATTGGTACAACGCTAGAACTTGTACCACTGTCAGCTACAACCATACTGATCTGTCCAGCTGTAGACTTACCTGTGTTAGCACCAATAGCAATACCCGTTGACGCAGTTCCTCTTTCACCAGGAGCTTCAATGAATGATGCATAGATCCAATCTACTCCGAGACGTTTTTCATTGTTAAAGTTTGAAGCAGCCTGTAGCACACTTTGACTAATACCTGTGCTGCTGATATTAACGTTACCTGGTATTTCTAAGTCTGGATAGGTAGGTGATGCACCACCACTACCGCCAACTGCTGTTAGAATTACACCCTGAGCTGGTGTTTTAAATACTAGCTCAGTAGTATCAAGTGCTAGAACTTCGTAACTTGAGTCACCACCTAGTATCAGTGAGTTGACCTGTATACTACCATTAAAGTTAGTTTTAACTATAGAGTTAATTTCACCTGTTTTTGTTACATTAGAAACTCCATAAACACCTGCGCCTGTTTTAATTAATGCTAGACCTGCATCAACACCTGCTGCTAGTTCTGTTGTAAAGTCGTTGTCTTCGAGGCCGCCGCCTTGATTAACAATAGTGCTAAATGATATTTCGCTTACAGCTCCTGTGCCAGTGTCACTTCTACCTACAACAGTTTTTGTTGCAATATTCTGTATAGAAGCTAGTGTTACACCTGTACTCTTTAGAGATATAAATCCATTAGTTGCATCAAAGTTTGCACTGTCAAATGCTGCACTACCTAGATCGTTCTGTGTAATACCAGTAGCATTGGCTCTAGTTGTTGCAGAGTTAAGATTCAATTTACTCTGCGCAATAGCTGCACTTCCGCTTACATCTGCGTTAACAATAGTTCCTGCTTTGATCTGTGCATTTAGTGAAGTATATCTACTAGGTGATAAAACTCTAGTTGCTGTTAGTTCGATGTCACTCGAACCACTCCATACACCGTTGGCCCATTCGTCTACTGGACCGTCTACACATTCACCTTCTGCACCACCTACTACAGTTACAAAGTCTGATATAGAGAATCCAGGTCCACTTGTTGGTGTATATACTAGAGCTAACAGTGTTCCTTCAAAGCCTGATACACTAAATGTATCAACAATAGTTCCTGTTGAACCTGTTACGCTGCCATTTATTGTTTGTCCTATACTGAAAGGACCACCAACTATGGTCGATGCAAGTAAAAATATTTTCTTGTATCCTGTTGAAACTAACAGTTGGTTTCCTGCCAACTGATTAATCTCAATGTCTCTTAGCTTCGATGTAGCATTAACTGTAGAACCCGTAGCATCAACGTATGCTTTAGTTGCTGCGTCAGAGTTTGATGCAGGAGCTTTTAGGTTAGTAATAGTGTTACCAGCTGCATTTAGATCATCAGTCATCGGTACAGCACCGTTTGGTGCAAGTACACCAGGACCTAGTTTGTTTGCAACAGGATTTCCGTTAACATCATAACCTAAGCGTCTATTAACATATCCACGCACAGCACTTTCTGTTGGTACGGTATCTGATGCATTATCAGTCATTGCAGTGTCTGTTGAGAATTCAGTAATAACAACACCACGTTTAAACCCTAGTCCGTCAACATCTGACAGTGCTAGTGATGCACTGAATGTAACTGTACCAGTACCTTGGTCTACTGCAAAGAATCTACCTACGCGGAAAATACCGTTCTGGTCAGTACTTACATAGAATACACGACCCTTGCCTCGTTCTTCAACTTCTTTAGCTTGATCGGCTTCACGCGGTAGACCAAAAATAACGTTTGGATAGTTACTCTGGTTAAATCCACCTGTACCAACGTCTAAGAAATCATGTGACGTAGCACGACAAGTTGAAATATTAACAGTAACAGATCCAGTTGAACCAGCTTCTAGGCCTGCTCTTAAAATAACTAATTGTGATCCTAAAATTACTGGAGTTGAAAGTCCTGTAACAGGAGTTTGATTGATGTCATCACCTGTTTCTTCTAGATCAACTATGGCGTAAGCATTGTCCTCAGAAATAGGTACAACTACATCACTGCTGTTTACTCCTCTATAGTTATAAACATAGAACTTTTTACCGCCCCAAGACAGTATAGGCGCTCTAGCTAGACTGTTAATTGACCATCCTATAGGTCTATTTGCTTCAGGAGTTTTTAGGTTATTATTAAGTCTAAATATTTCATTAGAATCAACTGTGGGTGTTAGCGCAAGGATTACGTCACCCACAGTACCACCTTTAGTAGTACCACTGCCTGCTAATGCTGTTTCTGCTGCTTTTTCTGAATCAATAATTAATCGTATATAATCATAACTGGCATCAAAGCCTGCCTGCGATTGATCTGCTGGTAAATCATTTCCTATACTGTCTGATGAAATGAAGCTAATTGATCTATAAACAGCACTAGTATCTTCATCAAATATAACCGCTGTTGAAGGTCTAATAGACAGTACATCTGGTCTTGCTAGATCACCAAGAATGTGAGTTTGATTTCTTCTATAATTAAATAGAACTCCCCAAGGCACAGCATTGAGTAGACCGTTGGTGCTAAACTGAACATCTGATGTTGAGAAGTTTAATTTATATACAGTACCGTTATACTTAGGTGTTGATTCTTCAACAAATATATCACCTGTTACACTTACACCTGTAATTTGACCTGCTGAACTTACTGAAGTAACAGTAATTATAGCATCGTTGCCAACACCTACTCCACCAGTTATACCACCTAATTGATCTCCATCTACTGTAAGAGTATCATTTACGCTATAATCTTCTCCTGGATTTATAATTTCTGCTGTATAACCGTATTCTATTGTTTTGAATAGGGTTAAAATTGCACCTGTTGCTGTACCAGACGACTGAACTGTTACAGCAGGTATGATGTCATTTATACCTGTATATGAACCAACAACCGGACCAGCTTCTTGAACGTTTGCAATTTCATATCTAGCAAGTGCTGGTCTAGCTGGATGATAGATATCAAGCTCTGATCTATTGCTTGGAGTATCTTTAAAGTCGTATGCATGCAGATACAACTGTTCAACAGCATTAGAATATCCTGTTGAATCTACATCTAGAGGAACACTGCCTGCTCCTAGTGGTACTGAACCAACAACTTTCTGTAATTCGTTAGTAGAATTAAATGCTCCTGTTACGTTTCTTAGATAAACCACTCTAGAACCTGTACCACCACTACCTGATAGGCTTGTGTCAACCGCAACAGTACCTATTGCAGTAGTTACTAGCTGTTCAATTTCTTCTCCTTCAGTTAACTCCACAGGATCTGTTAAGTATAATACAACGTCGGCATTAAATGTTCTAGCAGGCTGAACCATATCTTGAACAAGATACACAGCATCTGGAATTTCATTTGGGTCTGAACCTTCAGCTACTAGCCCGTATTCACCGTAACAGCTTGAACCTGTCAGTGAGCGAATCTCTGAACCATTCTTAGCATAGTATGATGTCCAGCAGTAGTAGGTAAACATTGACACCATTTCTGATAGAGCACCGTTCACAACTACTAGACCATAACCAAGGTCATTAACTTGTGTAAAGTCGTTACCTAGCATGGATCTATTACCAGCAGTCTGTAGAGTAACATCTAATGGAGTAGGTAGATCCTGTACAACTTGTCTTACAATCAAAGCAGTATTAGCATCGATTGCATCTTTAGCATCTTGTAGAGTTGAGGTTGTCCACGAGATGTCTGGATGTGTTGGTGCAGGAAGCGCAGTTAATGTATCAGAAGAAATTACCAGCTCGATGATTGCTGCAAGATCGTCTAAAATTGCTGCTTCTGTGGCAGATGCTGCTGTACCTGATGTCTGACCTGGATACAAATTTTGAGCTACTTGACCTGCAACATAACCTAACTGTGCTATAGCAGCCGCTGCAATACTCTTAAATGGAGTAGCAATAGTGCTTACACCGTCTACAAATAAGTAACCTGCTGAAGATAGAGTTGCAGAGTTTCCTTCGTATTGTACATCGTAGCTAAGTGCATCGACTATACTTCTTACCAGTCCAGCAAATGCTACTTGATCATATGTAACTCCCACAAAGTTAGAGTTAATCCAAGATACAATAGTAGAACCTATAAATGTTCTATTAGATTGAAGTAACTGTCTTGCTCTAGTTCTGTTAACGCTTGTACCGGGATCTGTCCAAGCTATAGGTGCAGCGGAACCTTCGCCATTTGTTATAATGTCAATGATTTCATCAAAGGCGGCACCTGCATTAGCAGATGCTATTGGGTCAGCTATTACTTCAGCTAGATCAAGAACTTCGTCTTTACCTACACCAAGAGCATCAATGACAGCAGTTTTAATAGCTGTGTCAGCTAGTTCGGTGCTGTGTGCTACTATATAATTCAATGCTATAGAAACTGCGTTATAGTTAGTTCCTAATACTGTATCATAACTTACACCGTCTACAATATTTTGAATGTCGGTAGCAAATTGTTCTTCATCAATCTCTAGATCGCCAATAGCATTTAGATTGAAACCGGTAATTAAACTACTAGTAATACCAGTAAATCCTAATCCATCGTTTGAGTTTCTATCAAGGATAAGCTCAGCAGTACCAAAGTCTGGATCGTACTGTGTACAAGCATTAACCTGGAAACGTCTACCGTCAATATAGAACGCACTTGGAGTTTCTGGCTTACGAATAAACAAGCCTTGATCAGGCAAACTTCTAATTCTTAGTCTAAACGGATCTCCGTCAACTCGCTCGATAACCTGTATAGCACTATTGCCGGTGAACGCATCAATAAACATACCACCGCGGAATGACTTTCTGTTCACACTAGCCGAGAACGATGAACCTGTTTGTATGTAAGGAGACTTTGTTAGTACTTGACCTTCTGGATCAAGAACAACCATAAATCCACCGTGACCTTGTACTGTACAGTTACGGATAATAGTTGCGTCATTCATCAAGAACACATCCATATCCTTGTTGTGTAAAGGAGGATTGTATTCAGTATTAAATGCGAATGTAATCGTACCAATTAAGTTTTCAACAGTTTGTGCTGGTCCGTAAACTTCTACCCAACGAGCAGCAATTTCAGGAGCATTAAATACAATACCTGATGTATGTTCTAATTTACATTGATAATAACGATATATTCCACCTACAAAAAATCTAACAACATTTCCTACACGATATAGTTCTCCGCTGGCCCAATCTGCAGGATCAGCACTTCCATTGAATAGATCAGGTGCTGGATAATCTAGTCCTACACCGTATATTGTTGAAGGTGCAACACCGTCAAGTAAGTAAGAAGCTATTGTATAAACATAATCCATACCTGCAATACAACCTTCTTGGTTGATACTGCCAAGCGAGCCGCTGTAGAACTCTCCCTGTGTTTCTAAAGAAAATTCATTACCGCCATTGCGTAAATCTTTTACTAAAGCATCAACAATATAGCCGGTATCTCTCTTGCTCTTTGTTTCACTGTAATTACCTACCATCGCAGGATAAGTTGCGTTGATAAATTCTACTACTTGTTCTTGAATAAATTCTTTGTTATCAATTAATGTTAGAGCAGCAGTTTCCCAATTACCTATGTTTCTGTAACCAGCACCGATATTCTTTAGACTGCTAGGATCTCTTAGATAGTGATAACCAAAGTATCCGTCAACTGATCCAGTAAGTGGGTTTACGTATTCAACACCATTAGGTACTTTTGTAACTTCAATGATTAAATCTTCAGCGCCACCATTTCCTAAATCGCTGTCAGGTACTGTGATTAAGTCGCCTACTCTCCAGCTTCGACCAGGATTTACAACAGTGATATCTGTAGTAATACCATTAGGGTCAATAGTAATTTCAAATTCTGCATCTAATCCGTATCCATTAGTAGAATACTCATCAGATGTTATTGTATACGTGCCCTGAGGACGATTAGTATCTGGGAGTGTATTTGATTCTATTGTCTCAATTGAAGATTTACCTAGTACTAGTCCGTCAAACTCTCTGTCTCTATAAAAGAAAGTAGTTGCGTATCTTGACTGAGATACTCTATTTTTTGGACGAATCAATACACGTCTGAATTCATCACCGTTAATAGAAACGTTAGCTGGTACACGTATAGGATAATCTTCGTAGTAAATACCGCTTTCAACCTGTATTGTAATCTGTGTTTCTCTTACAATATTTCCGTACTCTAACTCTTCACCTTCTTGGAATTCTGTTGGTTCTAAAAGTTGTACTTCTATTTCGTCTGTTTCAGTTACACTAACTGCTCTAGGTCCTGATTCGTATTTGTAATCAATAATACGTCCAATAGCACCTGAGCTTTTTCCTCTTACAACTTTACCTGGAATAATATCAGTATTTTCAGGGTTAGCTTGATCAATGAAACCAAAGTTACCATTGCCAACATTTATCTTATAATTTGTTGAACCGTCAACTACAGGAGGAGCATCTAAAACTCCGTCATTGATAACATCGATAATAACTTGGAACTTTGCATCTAGTGCATCATCGGCAGCAGCATCTGCGATAATCAGATTATCTTGAAATTGTATTACTCTATTTTGATATAGTGTAGGTACATTTAAGTTCTTAATAATATAATTAACAACTAAGTTTCTTAGATATTCCATCGCAGCAAGAGTTTCAGTTCTTTGACTGCCAATAGCTTTCTGCGCACTAGGATTAGAATAATATCTTATACCAGCCCATCTTGAAAGATAGTTAGCATTATTACCTAACAAAACATCAAGTGATACTGATTCTAATATATAACCAACATCTCGTTGACAAATTTCTACATCATAGTTACCTGCAAAATTAGGAAATGTTGCATCAATATACCCTGTAACTTCTTTTTGCAGAAATTCTTTGTTTTGTAGAATAAGGGTTCTTGCATTATTTCTACCAGCAATAGGTGATGTAACGCCTGAGCTTACAATACGTCCTGTACCTGACCCATTGTTGTAGGTCATAGTCTGCATGTATGGACCAGGTTCATATGGTGCTGAAAGAATTACTTCTTCTGCTTTACGAGCAGCAGCATTTAGTGTTCTATATGCGTATGCAGGATTTCTACCTTCTTTACCTACAGGAGTATTTGTTTGTCTGTCATCACCGTTAGTAGCAACATAGATATTAACTACGCTGGTTGCAGCAGCATTGTCAACATATAGCTTTGTAGCTGCCTGTAGATCATCTGGACCGTTTGGTAATCCAAAACCTGATAGTTCACCTGGATGATCACTTAGATGCAGAACACCTTCCATGCTATCACCCTGTCTACGTACAACAGATTTTCTAGGCAGTGCTATGTTTGATAACCAATTACCTTCTAGATCTTCGTCATAAGCTGAATCAGTAATAGAGAAAGTACCTGAACCCCCACTAAGAAGTATTCGTGATGTACCTTCAATAGCATCAGCTTCTGTAGGATGTAGAGAAATTAAGTTTTCAGATTGTACTCTTACGTATACAGTTCCGCCTGTAGTTACTCCAAATGGATCAGTGCCTGTAGAACGGAAAATAAACGGAGCACCGTTAAATGATTGATTGAGACCGTGAGAAGGAATGTTTAGATTACCGAGGCTGATCCCTGTCGCTGTCTTAATATATTGACTTGTAGTAGCTGGTTCGTCTAGCAGACGTATACCGCCACCTGGCACTTCTTTCTGTTGATAGTTTCTGTCACCGTATGCTTTGTCAATTACTAGGGCATCGATACCTAGATCAGTACCATAAACAGAGTTAAAAGTATCAATTGCAGCTTGAGAAATTTCAACATTAGCAATTGGTTGTGTAGCAGCATTAAGTGGACCGCCTAGAACTGGTTCTGGGTCGTTTGATACCTTTGAAACTAGCTGTCTAACTATTAGTTTTCCATCTACACTAAAATCAAATCCAATAGTATCAATAGATCCGTCAAATGCATTATCGGAAGCAAGCTCTAGGAATGCAATTCCCGATCCATCACCTTTGACAGCAGGAACCTTATTTTCTTGTCCTTCATACGAATCCGGAGTGTCTGTTAGGTCGGTTAAGGATATCTGTCCGCCGATACCAAACACAGCATACAGTTCTGTAAAGTTTTCATTAACTTTACGAAACGATTCTCGTATACTATCACCAGTGCCGTCGTTGCCTTCTACACCAATATTAACATTTTGTTTTGCCATCTAATGCTCCGTTATTCCATAAAGTGTGAATGTATTCTGTCGTCAAAATTAACGCTTACACCACAACCGCAACTACTTCTTGTGTTAGGATTGTTAATTTCAAACTGCGATCCAACAAGACTCTTAACATAATCTATTTGTGTACCAAATAAGTAAATCAAACTATGCATACCTATTACTAAATTTCCTTGGCCTGCGCTAATGATTTCATCTTGTGTATCAATATCTTCTTTAGATTTTACAAGTCCCCAGTCATACTCAAACCCGGCACAACCACCACCTTTGATGTTTAGACTGATAGCAAAGCAGTCATTCTGCTTGCATAAATCGTTGATTTGGTCTTGTGCTGCTTCTGTTAGTGTGCAAATAGACATGTGTTTACCTCTCTATGATACTATTTAGCGTAAGATTTTATAATCTTAATGTAAATATAGTTATGTTCTTAGGAGAATACAAAGAAAAAACGCGGCACGAAAGACAATCTAAGTCTGGCCTGAAACACGAATATTATCGACACAAGACCTTTGTGCGATTACGTTGTGATGCTTGCGATAGTGAATTTGTGAGAGAACGAGGATCAATGGATCCCAATCGCCTAAGCAATAATTATTTTCACGTCTGCTCTAGCTGTGATGCGAAACGTTACGGTCAGATGAAAGGCGTGGAAAGAAAACAGGTCTGGGATTTAAGTGCATCCTCAGACCTGCCTATTAGTAAACTGTAATTTTAATTATTTGGGCGTCTTACAGAATTCTGTAGAACATCAACACTGGTTTGTAGTCGTGTAAGTTTACGCTCTAGCACATCAGTAACTGCTCTTTGTTTGCGTAACTGCTCTTCCAAACTCTGCACGTATTTCTGTGTAGGTATTTGGCGTTCAAGACCGTCTTCGCCTAACATAGTAAAATGATCTACACCTTGGGCTCTTAAACCGCCTGTAACCCTGTTAGGATTCTTGTCACTGCTTTTTTCAATAGCAGGAACTTGTTTTCTACCATACATTTGTGTTAAAAAGCTCATTTTTATTCTCTCCGTATATTATTTACCAGTGTAGTAGTTATAGAGCTCACTAGTAGCAAGATTCTTCATCTTGCTTTCGACCATAATGTCTGCATATTCACGGAATGTTAACGCCCAGTCATTTACTGCATCGTTCCACATGTAGTCGCTGTGTGCTCTAAGTTTAGCTTTTTTGTAGCCACTTTCTAATAGCGTCCGAAGATCGGGGCGGATGTGTCTGGGATGGTCGATAAGACAGTCTTCCCGTGATACACTATAATGTATAACAGGCCTAACACCGCGCCAGCTATCAATAATCCTTTTAAAACGGTCGTCAGTAGCTTCAATATATTCTCCAGAGTTGATCCAATGGTGATGTATATCTAGCACCAAAGCGAGATGCTTTGATAATTCGAGAGAGGCGTCGATTCCCCAGGACATTTCGTCGTTTTCGATTGTGATGCAGTTTCTTGCTTCTGTGGATAACCTTGGGAGAACTGCTTTGATGCCGTCGGGACCTCTGCGACCCGCGATGTGGACGTTGATTTTAAAGTCCTGAAACGATTTACCATACCCCATCCAACGGGCCATATCTGCATGATACTCAAACTCCTCTATGCTTCTGCTTACAATTTCGTCACTGTCAGATGCAAGAACTGTAAACTGCCCAGGATGAAAACTGAGACGAACATCAAGCCTACGAGCAGCCTCACCCACCTTGGCAAACTCTCTTTCACAGTAGCTTTTAACATCTCCCAGTCGCCAATAGTACCCCCATGTTGGCTCAGTGTAGACAGGCAAACAATCGCTACCCAATCTAACCATTCTAAGCTCTTGCGGTAAAGAACCAACATATTCTACAAGTCTCCCATATGAAGCAATATTATGCTCCATAATATCCCAAAGGCGCTGTTCAGCAACATCCTTTGTCTGCCTGTTAAGCCACTGTACTGTGGTTGCACGAGTATTTAGTGGACGTTGGATTTCTTCCAGAAGCTTCTTCTTCTGGGTTTGATCCGGGTGCATATATTTGCAAGCAAAGCCAATACGTTTAGTCATAATATTATTATAGTGCCTAATTGTTAAGATGTCAAACAGAATATTTTGTATTGCTTAAATTGATATAATTAAAACTGATTACAGTCCTACCTTCATAATCATTTGATTCGGCTCCGTGCTCTAACCAACTAGGAAAAAGCACACATCTTCCATTTAAAGGCTGCACTGCCGCTGCTGGCGAAGTATATACTGTGTTGTGATTTTTAGTTTCTTCAGCCATTCTATAAATCATCGTTGGATTTGTAAAAAAAAGATTTGACGCTCCTTCACCGCAGTCAACATAAAGAGCACCACTAATAGTTGATCTTTCGTGTCTATGCGGTACTACTTCACTCTCGCATGTCATAATATTAAACCAACTGTTTGAAAGAATAACTTCTGCTAGACCCAAATGTTCAGCATAAGCAGCAACAGCTTCATCAACACGTTCTTTGAGAGTTGTAAGTTTAGGATTGTGTAGAATGCTGCCCCAGTCTACTCCCCAAGAACTTTTTCCCCCCGGAACTAGCGCATGCTCTACTGTTTTGTATTCACTAATTATATTTCTAGCGATTTCTATTTCAGGTAAATCGCTCATATCAAAAATGCCCAGCGGAATACTAAAAGCATCTATAAAGGATACGGTTTTTGTTTGTGCCATTTTATTTCCAGTTTTCTTTACACCAATTATCAACACAGAGGTGTGGATTTGGATCTCCGTGAAATACAGCGATACTTGTAGTTGGTTTAACAATAGGCTCTCCGGGAGAAGGAAAGTTCTTTCTGCCAGTTATATCAACTGTCATCTGAGGCTTTCCACGCATTTCCCATTTGTAGCTTTGTATCCATTCATCAGGCCAATATACAAAATCTTTCTGAATAGTTGAGTAAATCCAATCTTGATCTCCGTGAAATCTACGAACAATATTTTTAGGATTTTCTATAAATTGAGTATAGACCTGACTGTGCTGTCCTGTTTCTAATCTGAACACACTAGAATTAAATTTTTTGTAATCACGTATAACAAAACGAGTAAAGTCTCTAATGATACAGAACTTACCAGGTTCATATGTAAAAAGATTATCAATGTTTCTAAAAACTATAAGATCTAGATCTAAAAATAAAATAGTTCCTTTTAGTCCTAGATCAGGATTAAAAAACATTGGCTTGTACCACCATCCCTGTACATTCGATATCAATGTTAGAGGCTTAATTGTTATATTCGGATCTATACCCGTAGGATCTTCTGTATAGCACACAAACTCATGCGGAACCGTTAGATTCCGCTCTACCATAGAATAGAGCGTATTAACGTATTCCGCAGAGTACTTGTTACCGTATTTTAAACAGACGACGTAGTTCATTAACCTTCGTATATGGCTGAGTTAGCGTCATGTTCAAATACTTCGGCAGAGCGAAGTCGAACACCTTGTCCAGTAGGGTAACGTGCTTCAAATGTTCTTCCATCTGGGTGAATCCATGCTCTACCTTCCTTGTATGCTTCAAGGATTTCGTTCATTGTGCGATAGGCTAGTTCTGCAAACTTTTCGCAGCCTACGCCTTCAACAAAACGTAAATCAATGATTCCCATGTTTTTAAAACCACCTTGGATTCGGTTCAGTTCCACAAATGTATTGCGTTCTGGATCATCATTTGCAATAATTAGAGTATGATCAAATTGCCATTCGCTCCATTCTTTAAATGCTTTGAGTCCACCAAAGTCCATAACCCAATTACGATCATCTAGTGTTTCTGATTCAAACACCAGCCTAATACCAATTGAGTATCCGTGTAGTAGTGAGCAGTGACTATGTGTACTTCTCCACTGTCTAAAACAGCATGAAAGTCCTCGGTCGTTGCCGTAAGTTTTTGTTGAAATATATTTTGCCATCTCTTCTCTCCTTTATAAGTAGCAAGTTTGATGACACGCAGAGTATTTAGAGTGGGATGAGCGTCTTAGTCCACTTTAACTAGTTCGTCTAAAATACTTTTTAATGTAGTGTTAAAACTAATAACTATTCTTTCATTATTAGATTTGTTTTCAGTTGTTTCGTGTTCTAGCCAACTTGGAAACAAAACTAATCGTCCAGTAACACTATCAATAGCTGCTAATTCAGAATTGTATTGTGTTTCTTGATTGTTGATCTGTGTCATTTTATACGGGCGAAGCGGACTATGGACTAGAAAAGGACAAGATCCTTTTTCTGCTTGTACATAAAATGCTCCACTTACTGTACTATTTTCGTGTCTGTGTCTTGTGGTTTTACCACCAGTGGGCATATAGTTATGCCAGCTGTTGGTTATAATTACTTCAGGAAGCCCTGTTGTCATACAGTAGTTATCTAAACAATCTTTAAACTTTCTCAGTAGTGACGCTAGTGATTCTCTTTTAAGGATATAAGAATTATTAGGAAAATCAGTATGCCAACTACTGGTACCATTACTAACTAATGAATGATTTTTTATAGGAATATTTTTTAAATCATTAACTATAGGTTCTAAATCGATTTCTGACAAATCGTAAATACCTATAGCAGTTGGAAACAAATCTAATATCATACAATGATTTTATACTAGATTATTAATATTGTCAACTGTTATATTTCTTTCATCCCACGTGTTAGGTAGAACCCAATTATTAGATTGATAAATGGTGAAGTGAATTTTTGGAAAGCATTGGAATACCATACTGATTTGATGCATCCAATACACAGGAGATATGTGGTTATGATTACTTTCCTTGTATCCGTCTGTGTCTTTATAAACATTGTTAATCTTGCCGTCATTGCCGTAGAGGTCAAATCCTATGAGCTTAACTTCTCTTTCTTTAGCATACGTAGCTGCTATTAGTACAGCATAAGGGCCACTGCCCCAATGCCACGGATCATCCCATCGTTCTTTTCCCTTATAGGGAAGGTCTGGAACTCTACGCATATTTTTGTAATTGTATTGATCTAACCACACGTCTCTTGTATATACAAGAGTGGTTTCATATACACGACGACGTATAGCTTCGTCCATCATTCTAGTATCTACACAGACAAGATAGTCCATAAGATAGTCACGCATAATAGCGTTACAACCTACCTTGGGACCTTGTAGTTGATCTATGTCTATGTTCTTACGGCTTTCGCCATTACCTATTACGTACATAGACATATTTACTTTAGTTTTTTAAATCTTTCTTTATGTCTTGAAGATCTTGACGAACTGAATCAAACTTGTCAGTTGTATTGTTCATAATGATTGCTAGGTCAGCAATCTTGTACAGTGCCCACCACCACCAGATAACTGCTACAAAGAAAAATGTGCCGCTGCCTATGATTAATGCTTTCTGATAAAGACTATCCCATCCTATAAAGTAAGATAGACTTAGAAGTGATAGTACAACTATAGGTAATGTGCCTGCGAAAAATGCCCAGAGCTTTACTTGCTGTGTTGTGCCTTTTAAAAAATTAAACATTGATTTTCTCCCTCAGGAAAATATTTATGAGGGTTTGTGGAAGATTTAAGTACTGACTTTAAGGAGCAATCTGACCGAATGGTTTCCATTCTCCAGGAGTTCCGTCTCTAGTGCAGATCCAGCCAACATAGCCTGTTGGTTTTGGTTTTGAATTCCAAACTATGTCACCAACTTTGTATGCACCATTTGTTGGAATAGCTTCAGCTACTTCTTGCTTCTTGCCTTGGAATTTTACGGGTCCTGCTGTAACTAAATCGCAGTCTGGATTTTTAACATTGATACCTAACTTACCCTGAACTGTGGTTACAGTTTCAACATTAGATCCAATCGTAATGCGTCCACTAGCACTGATAGAGATACGAGCAGTGTTATCTGTGATAATATCAAAGTCGCTAGCAGTCCAGTTACCAATGCGAGTACCTTTGATTGTTTCTACATCAATTACAAACTCGCCGTCCATACCCGCAACGCTGACAGTACCGTTGGGCGATTCAGTACCGATACCTAATCTCTGTGACGAACTTTCATAAATTAAATATTCGTCAATGTTTAGATCGCCCTGTGTTCGTAGATTGCGTAGTGTGCCAACAGTGGTTAAACTTGAATTGGCTACAGAAGGACCTAGTTCTCGAGCACTTAGTACTGGTATAGTGCCTATTAGATAAGCAGCTTCTTGATGTAGATCTAAAGACTCCGAACTCCAAATTCTATCTGGATTAGCTTGATAGATGAACTGCTTTGTTCCTGCGCCTGTTCTCCAGAATAAACCTTTGCCGTATACACCTTTGCCTTCTTCTGCTACAAATTCTAAAGGACTTGTTCTTTCGTTTCGTATGTCTGCTGTAATCTCATTAACATGTAATTTCTTAGCAGTTATTTCGCCATGAACAAAAAGATTACCTCTAACATTAGTGTCTGTTAATAGATTCTTTACATTTATGTTTTCAGTATGTAAACCTTTGTCATTGATTAAAACAACCTGTTGCGTAGCATCGTCTTTAATACCAATGCTGGAAAATTTAATTATTCTGCCGCCGTTGATATGATCGCCAGTAAGGCTTCTTTTGGCTATTTCAGGTTGAGGAACCGGACGTGTGGCGATGCTCTCTACAGCTTTGTAGAGAGCATCCATTCCCTGTCTTAAATTAAGTAGATCGCTGTCAATATTGCTCATGCAAGTATTTATCAAATACCTGCATCAGTGATTAGTTGACCTTTAGCAATACTGTATCTGCATTAATACGACCATTTAATTTGGTGTCTGTCGTATTGATATTTTCAAGGAACTTGCGCAGAGCAACCTTACCAGCAGCCTTAAACTCTTTGAGCTGTAGTTCAGGCTTGCGCAGTGTCTTTTGAACACTGAGTTCTTCGTTGAATCCAATAATTGTAGCACCTTTAACACTTAGACCGCTGCCTGCACGAGCCTGCCCAGTTGGATCAATGTTAGACGCAACATACTTGCCCAACTTGCGTGTTTTGATATTGAACACCCAAAGTTCGCTTGCACCCACAATTTCCACAGGATTGATTGAAGCCAAACTGTTCTTATTGTCCACTTTGCAGTACTTGAGTTTGGAAATTAACTTGTCTGCACTTTTGGGCTTAGGTGTGCGAGTCTTACGTGTTGCTTTGCTGGCGTCTACGATAAGCATACAAGCGTCTACAAGCGTTTCTAGCGCAGTGATGTAGTTAGACACATCCTGCTTGGTTAGATGGCTGTAGCCTTCTTTGAGCTGCTCCAAAAGATCAACAGCTTTTGGATCCATCTTCTTTAACTGAGCGGCTGTAGGCATGTTCTGTAGTTCACGGAACTCAGCCAATTCTCCTTCGTAAAAGCCCATAATCTTGCGAGCGTGGGCCTGCGTTACGCCCGTCCTAACAAAATGCGACTTAAAGTCAAACCCTTTTGGATTAAACTTCTTTTTGTCTGTGATAAATCCTTCCAACCATTCATCAATAGCTTCGGCAGCATTAGATGCTTGCTCTGAAATGCGTTCTTGGATAGTAGGAACGTATACGTTGGCTTTGGCTTTTTCTACAATCGCTTCTTGAACTACAACTAGTTTGCCCTTTTCAATAGCCTCTTCCAATCGGGCTTTAATCCAGACACTAGAAGGTTTGACTACACCCGAAGTACCAGGCAATGTCTGCCAGTAATCATCGTGTGCTTTATTGTAGTCAGGCATGCCCGTGCGCAGTAGTTTACAGCTAATCGCAACAACAATGGAAACATCACCTGCTTTGGCGTGTTTGATCTGTTCTGCGGTATAATTGTTTTCTTTCATCCAAGCCCAAACGTCAGGCAGTAGATCAGCAACCTTATAATTCTCATAATACCAGTCACGAGCATTACGTTGGAACTTTAGGTACTCTGCACCGCTCCAAGTTTCCCAGCCTTCAAAGTTGGGTCCAGTAATTTTGTTGCCGCGTTTGATAGCAGGAGCCAATCGCACTTTCTTCTTGCGCGGAGCCTTGATTGCAGTTTTGGTTGCAGTAGCCATTTGTTTCCCTCTGAAGTTATCTTACAATGTTTATTATATAGCCAAACAGAGTATTGTCAAGAGAATTTGATTGTGAAAAATGTAAGCTGTTTTTCTGTAAGCATTCCGGTTATCAGGTAATGCATCATTAGTGAACTTGCGTCCATTTGTTTGTGCAATGTCATTTCTGTTGCATTTTCGCAACACCATTTACCCTTGTCCGAAGTTGCCCATTCTGTTAGATGATGATAGTGATCAAATCTATCTCCAAAATTATTTAAATTTGAATCCAAAGCAAATCGATGCAATATCATCTTAGTACGTTTAGGTCCTAGGTAGCTGAGATCTTCTCTGTCATTGAAACCATATTGAGCTACACTCATGTCAGCCTTTGAGTGCGTCGATGACTTGATTTTTGGATTCTTCTCTGAGTTCCAATTTATTAATTGTTTGTAAGCCGCGGAACATTTCTTCAA